CGAAACTTCAGAAGCCACGTAATTCATCGTCGCGGCATCGTACGCGCTTGTGGGTGTGGCGACGTTAGTAATCTTGCACCCATTCGCGTTGAGATTAGCCGAGAGCGTGGCGTTGAGATTAGGCGTTGAAAAGTTCGTGACACTCATCGTCGGGCCAAACGGGTTGGCCGTTTTGGAAGCCAACGTTGAAACCGAATCATATTCGAGATTGTCGAGCGTCCAAAGAGTAGTGCCCCCGGATGTCTTAATTACGAACTTGTATTTACCCTTGGCGAACCGCAATGCCTGACCATAAGCATTGAGCACCACGGGGTTGGTGCTGGCGGTGGTCATGGCGGCGTCCATATAAAGGCTTTTGCTGGCGGTGGTTCCCGCCGAGTAGGTGTAAACAAGCCCAGAATCCAAGAATGAATCCGTTAAGGGATTGCGTAACCCTGAGATGAGGGCGTCAACCTGAATCCCCGAGGCGAAACTAACGGCCCCGGTGAGCAGAAACCAGAAACACAAAAGAGCGGTCAGTTTTTTCATTTTATTTGAACCTCGGATACATGGATTTTATTCCTTGGGGCTTTCGTTTATCTTGAAACGGACCCGACATAACCTGTTGAAGATAACGCTCACCATTGGCCCGGAGATACTGACAACGTTCCAAGGGAATCCCTGCTTCATCGGCCAGATTCGCGGCAAGACAATAAACGAGAGCGTCTTGATACGAAGAGGGAATATCAGGGGGTTGTCCATCAGCCAGGAGATTGTCGAGGGTTCGGATAGACAGGAAATGAAGAACGTAGGTGGTTTTGTCGGGGATGTATGAAAGGTGGATGACCTGATTCTTTTTGTCGAACCAGAACTGCGTAGGAGTGGACAGGGTTTGAACATCAAACGTTTGAAAGAAGCCGACTTGATCGTTTTGAAGCAGGTCGTATTCATTAACCCCATCGCGAATAAACGCGGCGAGGATATCGTAAGAAGTCGGAGAGGAGATTTCAGCCGCGCAGGTGTACGCTGTGGTTGTCGCCCAAGCGGCACCGGTTACGCTCGAATCCTCGAACCAATACGTTGTCCATTGCGACCCAACGCCGGGTTCATCGGTAGGTGTAGACGTGTGGCCTTTAATGCACCGATAGTATTTTCCATCGGTGGCGAGAACTGTGGAAGAAGCGGTCAACGTTGCCGTCAACCACTCTTCTGTCCACAGGTTAATCTTCTTCTCTTGCCAAGCGCGAAGGAGGCAAGCTAGTGCCTCCCCCGCGTGTAAGAGCTTTTGATCGTCCATTACGTCCATGTCAGAAGAAACCTGAGCAAGACGCATGGCACGTGCTATGATTTGATTCCTGACATAGATAATGGCGGTCGTCATATTAGAAGCCTGTCAAAGACGTGCCGACCGTGTTGGCAAGGTTGAGAATGGTCAAGGTGTGCCCGGTGATACCCGCGGTTGCAGTTGTTCCCAACGTAAAAGTACTGGTCGCGGCGGCAGTTACGTCCACTTTCAGACTCGCAAATGGGGCTTGACCCGCGGGGCACTCGGGGAGCTTAGGAGCCCCGCCGATACCAACGGCAACTCCCTTGGTGGTGGCAACGGTGCCCGCGGAGTTAACCGAGAACAAGTAGTAACAGGTGGTTCCCTTGGCCTGGACATCGGCGGAAACGTTGGCGATAGTGGCCGAAGCCGCTTTACTATAAAACGCTCCGTCAATGGTGTAAGCGAACGTCGTTCCGATGTCGAACGTGGCGGTCGTGGCAGACGTGGCGGCAAAGCCCGCGGTGCCGTAAGTTCGGTTCGAGTTGGCGGCGACGAGGTTCTGGAGGATCTTGTAAAGAGCATCCTGGTTGATACCGTTGGGTTCGATGTTGTAAGCGTAAGACGCGCCGATAACAGCGACAGTCAGAATGATAACGAGAAGAAACTTTTTCACTTGGTTTACTCCTTAATTGAAATGAGGGGGCAGGATAAATCCCACCCCCTCAAATTACCCCAAGAAGGGGATGATTATCTAGGCTTGTCGTTTCGCAACAAAACCTTTGATGAAGAAAGTTACTTTACCGGCGTCGTTCGTGGCGGTTCCGCCAGTGATCTGCACGTAGCCATCGGAAGACGCGAAGATAACCGGAGTCGTGTCATGCGCGATGACAGCGGCATACGCGGCACCAATAGCCGTGGCGGATTTCATCTCTTCGCCCGTGCTGGTTCCATCGACACCCGTGATCGTGAACGTGGGGTTGTTGGCATCCGTAACGTGTGTCACCCATCCAAATTCCGTGATAACGGCACCGGCTGGAAGATTGAATACCTTAAAGGTATCCGCACTGGCCAGGTTGTATGCGGAATTGGCGGCCCCGGCATGAGCGGCCCCGGTGAAGTCAACATACAACTGGTCTTCGAAGGTGTCACCAACATGAGAAACTGCCTTGTTCCGTAGAGCAGAGAGGACAGTATTTTCAGCCATTGTTCATTTTTCTCCTTACGCGCCAAGGTTGGAGCAGGCTACAACAACGCCCACTGAACCGAAGTCGGCAGAATTGAATACGGGTTTCTGCGTTTTGCAGATGGTTTTGGTCGCATAACCGATTTCTTCTTCGTATCCATGCACTTTGCGAACGACTTCGGGATTCTGACCCCAAGCCCACAAAGTCGCCTGAGCACCCATGAGAATACCCTTGGAATACGGAACATCGCCACCGGCTCCGCCAGTGAGGGCGAACGGGACGTTTTCATGGTCATGAATAACAATGTTCTCGATGACCGCAACGGCTCCGCCGAAGATCGGGTTGTTTTCGCTGCGTTCCATCGCTTCGCGAACGGATTGCTGGTAAGCGGCGTTTTCTTTCATGTCGTATACGGCGTAACCGTGGACGAGCAGAATGTAATAGTCTTTTCCGCCAGCTTTCAAGGGGCGCATCGGGATCAAGACTCGGCCAGCGCCTACGGTGAAACCGTATTTCGCTTGGTAGAACAGTTTGCGGCAGAAGGACGGGCTGAGGGTATCAGTCGTGACCAACGTCGCAGCGGTATTGTGACCATTCGGGCCAACCAGTTTGGTCGGGGAATTGAAAGCGGCATCAAACCACAGTTGATCGAGCTTCTCCGCATTGTTAGTGATGAGGCGTTCGCGGCTGGTGGACTCGATGTCATAGATCGGGCGCTTGGCATCCAAACCCTTCTTGGTTCGTACGCCGAGCTTGTATTCTTCGAGGCTCAATTCAACGCCGTATTCGACGATGGATTGTTCGCGACCTTCAACGGACAAGCCGGAAGAACCGAGAATGAAATTAC